TGAGCGGTACGCATATCGTAACCAGTACGAAGTTCTGTACCACAACGCTCAAATGCTTCTTCAATAAGATTATTGAGGTCTAAATTAAATGTGGTTGTACCTGATGTAGACATTACTTAACCTTTCGGTAAGGCTTTACTTTTTGCCTTATTTTTGGTGGTTGTGCTACGAACTGTTTTCCCTTGGCTTTTCCCGCTCGCTTTGCTCGCGTTGTTGCTGCGTACTCGGATGGACTCAATGACTGGATCGCCTTTTCGGGCAAGTATCGCTCTCCGGTTTCGGACGACTTTTTTCCCGACTTGGTCGTCCACTTTTGGTCTCCCCAAGCCTTTAAAGAACGTTGTGATTTTGCTAATCCAGTCATTTATAACCACCGCCAGCCGCCTTATATTTTTTTGCTAATAGTTGTGCTTTCCTAGCAGACCACTGGCCCGCACCCGTACCATGCGTGGCAGACGCTTTAATCTTGTTAAATAAAGCCTTGCGCATACTAGGTTTCGTATAGTTACCAGCTTTATTAACCGTACCGCCCTCTTTGTATTGCGTAAAGTCAGTATCATCTCTGCGAGCTTTTTTCTTTCCGCCTGGCATTTTAGAAGGAAGGATGGCGCCCATCCCACGGGAGCTTCTCATTAGCAGTACCCGCCGCCCTTCATGGACACCATTTTACCTTTAGATTTGCCTCTAACTGCACAACCATCGGCTTTAGAAAGCTGACCAACTTTACCGCCGCCAGCCATCTTGTGCATGCGCTTTTCATGACCCTTAACGGCTTTTTTAGCAACCTTTTCCATCATGGGTTTGTCTTTTGCAATATCTTCGTGTTTCATAGCTCCACCTTTATTGAACTTTTTGCCTTTGTCGGCAGTTAAAAATTCCTGCCCAACGCTAGCAGGTACTCCTACTTTCTTAGCAAACGATGGGTTCTTAGCCACCGCAGCCATAAAATTGTGTTGTTTCTTACTTACGCTTGGCACGATTAATCCATCCTTGAACTGTTTTGGTTTCATAGATACGAATTACTGTCCAAACAATCGTAAATAAAGCCGCTACCGCAGGCAATAAGTCTGTTAGTGTGCCCACCACTGTAACTAAAGATAGCCCATCTACAACGTGTTTAGTGCCTTCAGTTAAATGCTCTTTCATACCATCTTCCCTTTAGTCTTGCCACGTATTTCACATCCACCCCCACGTACTGATCCGCCTTCTTTGCAGTTCCAAGCCCGTAAAGACTTGTTAATCCGTGAGTCTGGGTCATTAGCTGTTTTAGCAGATGTGAGCTTTTTCTTCATACCTGACATCCTTGCACAGAATGATTTCTTTCTTGCCCCGCCTTCAGGTTGTGGACGCTTTAAACCAGGCTTGCCAGGATTAGCTGCATTGTAGGAAGCACGACCTTTAGCGTTTAGACCACCACTAGGGTTCTTGCCTTCTTTGCGAGTCCAAGCAGGTGACTTAGCCATTATGCGGCTCCTTTACTAGCGTCTACTGGGCGCAATAGTGGATATAAGTATTCTTCTCCAAACGACCCCTCATACTCAATAATACCCATGTGATTAAGTTTAATTGTAGGATCAATCCATATTTCATACCCGTGTTCAGAAGCACGGTCACAGAACGTGTAATCTTCGCCTACATAACCTTCTGGGGTAGATTTGAAATCAAAGAATGAGTAGCAAAACTTATCTGGATGCCCATCTACTACGCGGTCATCATGATATTTCCACTCAGGATGGTTGTCTCTAAGTGTCTCAAATACTTCTCTACGGATTAGCATAAACGCAGTGGCTAGGCGTTTGGCTTTTACCAAACCATACGCATTCATATAAATACCACCGCCTTCGTCTTGTTCTAATGTAGAAATATAAACTTGACCTTTTTTGCGAGCGACGGGAACGCCGCCTACGATACCCTTTTTAGGATCTGTATTCCAAGCCATCAAACGAAAGATGTCTTGTGGGTTAAAGTTAATATCGGAATCAATAAACATTAAGTCCGTACAGTCTGAAGCGAGGAAGTCTTTAGCAATTAAATTGCGGACACGAGAAACTACCGAGCATCCAGAGATGTTGCAGATTTGAATCTCAACCCCGTGTTTAGGGGCTTCTACGCAAAACTGAGCTAGTGAAATAGCTAGTTTTATAGAAACCTTAAAGTCATAAGCAGGAAGACCAAGCATGATCTTCCTACCTGCTAGACTAAAAGAACCCTGTGCTTGCATTGGTTCTGACATGTTTTATCCGTAAAAAACAACTACAGAAGCAGTATTGGTAACGGTTCCATGTAGATTGGTTTCAACCAAAATACCTTCGCCAGGAATAACAATATTATAAGCACCAGCGTTTGCAACGGCTGGCGTGTTTAAAGTAAACAAAATATCCCCACCCGAACCGCCGTCTCTAAATACAACAGAACCAGCAGAGGCGCCTGGAACTACATATAGTCCCTTCATACGGATTCTAGCTAAATTAGCAGGCGTTCCGGCATTATTGGTAACTTGACCAGTAGCAGTTAACGGTGCTGAGGCTTGTACATCGGTTTGCATCGCCATAATTAATCTCCAAAAAGTTAAAGTGGACTAGGGAAAACCCTAGCCCATGAGATTAGTTATTGAACGTGGTTTGGAACTGACCGCCATCAGAGTTACGAACAGCATAAGTAACGATGATTGTTGCTGCTCCGGTCGTTAAGCCAGCACCAGCTAGTGTGTAGGTAATGGTGGCATCAGTAGAGCCAACATTTAACCAGCCACCTGGAGTGGTTGCGTTTGCTCCTAATGTTGCACTACCAACGCTAGTAATGGTTCCAGTCGTTGTAAAGTCAGTACCACCAATACTTAGTTTTGCAGTAGTTGCTGCACTAAATACGGTTGTGGTGACAACTTTAATATCAACAATCTGTGAGCCAGCAGGAACGGTAATTAAATTACCAGTCAAAGTGCCAAAAACTACGTTAGCAGATTGTGAAACAACTGTGCAGCCTGTGTTGCGGATAGTACCAGCAGTAGTGCCAGTGGTGTTTTTAACAGTACCTAATAGCCAGGGGCCTAAGTGAGTAGCGAAACCCATAATATTTCTCCATACAAAGTTAGCTTATTAATCGTGTATGCGTCTGCTGGGGCAGTTTAATAAGCAAATTTCCCAGTTTCAGTAATCTTACTACAAATAAAACAAAAAGGGGAGTTTTTGGCTCCCCTTTTCTAGCACTATTAAGCGCCTTGTGAACCCCACATACCGAGAGGATCAGACCAGCCGAAGCTGTAACGCTCACGAGACTTGTAACGAACGTTACCAGTATCGAAATCACCGTCCATGCTGTTGCTCAAAGGAGTACGAACGAAATGCTTCATACCGTTTGGAACATCAGTGGTGAGGAAGTAAGCATTTGGATCGGTCAAGAAGTGATTAATTGCATAACCTTCTGGAATCGAGCCATTGTTTACCAAAGCGTTGATGTCGTTGTCGGTCGTACCAACACGTAGTTGTGTCTCGAGCAAACGAGTAGCCACGAACTGGAGTGATGGAGGAACGATCAATTTCTTGGGTTTAGCGGCGATTAACAAACCACGCTCGTCTGTCCAAGCAGCGATCTGAATAACGGCGGCTTCCAAGGAAGTCTCGTTCAAATCAGCAGCGGTAGACTGAGTGTTGCTGTTAGTACCACCAGAAACCAAAGGATGGTTTGTCGCAAACAAAGGTACACCGTCACCACCGTAATACTGGGCAGAGTTGGTAAAGCCGTTGTTTAACACAGCAGCAGCTTTAACCTGCTTGGTATAAGCCATAGCGCGAGCCAAAGCCTTGGTATAACGAGCGGATAAGCTGTCATACAAGTTGTCCTCGATTGCCTCTTCTGTTAGGGAGAAGCCGAGAGCGATGGTCTCATGGTTATAGCGTGCTGTGAAAGCCTCTTGTGCATTGTCATAAGCGATGGCAGAGCCTTCGTTTTTGACTGGTGCAGCGCTGAAGCCAGACAGTTTGGTTTCTTCTTCGAAGGAACGCTCAGAGGTCTCTGTTTCATAGATCTCTTTGTGTTCTTCACCATAGCGAGCGTACTCAAGACCGAACAATGCGTTCAGGCCTGGGAGCAGCTCTTTCAGTAGTTGTGCGCGTGAAATAGCCATTTATATGCTCCTTAAGCTGCGGTTGCTACGGGGGTTGCACTGTAATAGGTATGTACGCCAAAGTTGAACTTGACGATTACCTCAGTGAAAGATCCAGACGCATTAACAGTCTCTGGCACACCCGCAATAATACGGAATGGAAGAGTGGTTGTTGATGTGCTAGTGCTGTTATAAATACCTTCGTTTGAATCGCCAACAGTAGTTGAGCCAGCGGTGGTGTAGAAAGAAACGTTGTTTCCTACATCAGTCTGGGTCAAACCGCCAATAGCGGTGCTTGACGAAAGAACTGCTACTTTAAAGAGAGTATCAGGATCGTCACAAACATAAGCAACGATATCCGAGGCTACAGTACTAGCTGGATAGTATTGCTGTTGAAGGAACTGCTTGGTAGTTGGGTTTGTGAAAGCACAGCCCAAGAAAATACCAACAGCGTCGGTCGCGGAATCAGTGGTAGAAACACGGCTCAAAGTACCACCGGTGTTCAGACGTACGACGTCACCATAAAATATGGATGTGCCAGAGCCTGAAGCGATGGGAATTTGACGAGTTGCACCAGCAAATACCTGACCACCGATCAAATTGATCGGCTTGAACCCATAGGGTCCGTCTACGGTAGGATAAGCCATTTAAAACTCCTAATTAAGTTTAGTTGCCTTTACCAAAACTTGTCGAAGATTTCCGTTCTTTAAACAACGGCATCCGCGGGTCGCTTTGGCGCATAAGATTGTTGTCTACAGCTTCCGTTTGGTTCTCGCTTTGTTTAGCATAATGTGCATTACGCTGAACAACAAGTTCCTCTGGGGTTTTGCAAAGTAACAATCCGCCGATCTCAATATTGTCCTTAAAGCGACTATTGGGATCGACTAACAGTTTTAATTTTGGTTGTTCTTCGATAGCTACTGGCTCCCAGCCCTCACGCAATTTAGCGGATAAGTTCCGTGGGTCAGCAGTATTTAAAGTCGAAGTACGAATCCAGCGATAAGCATAACCAGCCTGTTTGTCGGGCTCTGGGAGCAACTCTGCAGGCATCCACTGTTTAGGACGCTCTGTTGTTGCGCGGTTTTGAAGCTCACGCGATAATCTGTTTTCAGCCATTTTGGGCCTCCAATTTAGTAAGTTCACGGGCGTATTGCTCTGGTGTTAGTCCAAGTTTCTTGGCAAGCTGGACTTGCGTACCACTTAACCTAATTTTCTTAGGCGACGTGCTACGTGTTGCAGGCGCTACAACCGTGCTGGCTTTAGGACGAGTAGTTTTTTGTGGCTCATCTTCCTTAACCTCAGACTCCTCAAAATTCTCTGGGAATCTCCGACGCATTGTTTTGTCAATAGTGTCGTAATACTCGTTAGTAGTAGCGTAAGACATACCATGCTCTTTAACTAGTTTTTCATGTAACCCGAGGGCTAAACTAGTCATTTCTTCGTCTTGCCCGAACCAGCTATTGCGCTCTTGCCACGCCTTTGCTTTAAGATCAGGTACATACTTAGGCTGCTCTTGTGCTAGTTGTACATCATTTTCTTGATTTTGTAAAGCTTCATTGTCAGATTTGTAGAATTTTATCTGCTCAGCTTTTAGCTTCGCACTTGTCATTCTCTCTTGAGCTTCGATGATCTTGTCTGCATCGCCTGACTCATAAGCTTCACGATAGTCGCGTTTTGCCAAGGCAAGCTCGCCTTCAGCCGCTTCTTTCGCTGCATTAGCAAATACTTCCTGCCCAGAATAAACCTTAGCTTTTAGAGTTTTATTCTCCTCCATCAGCTTCTTGGCAATAGCTAACGCTTCTTGCTGTTCACGATAAGCAGCTTCTTTAGCACGACGCTCGTCATGCCAAACCTTTTTTAACTGCTTAAACTTCTCTTTAGTTTCGCCTTCATACTGGTCCAACTCATCTTTATCCAGCATCTCGGTTACTTCTTTAGGTAGCGGTTGACGACCACGATCCGCCGGTGGGGTATCGTCTTCAATCTCAATCTCCGGCTCAGCGTCTTTTGCTGCTTCTTCTAAGGGTTTACCCTTAGCTTCTGCCTCATCCGGAAACTCAAAATCCATCATTTCTTGTTTGTTTTCAGCCATTTACGACTCCTTTAGATAAATTTACGAGTGATTCCCCGAGGGTCTTGGACTACAGCCTCTACAGAATCATCGTTAATGATGCGGAACTCACGCCCGTGAATAACCAGTCTTGTCCCGGCGTTTGGTCGCACTAGAATAAAATCGCCTGTTTTACACCAAGGCCCATTAGGGAACCGAGTTTTGTCCTGATAGCAGTCCGAACCTAACTTAACTACAAATAACACCGTGGTTAAGAGCTCATCATGCCGAACAGTCTCGTCCGATTTTAAGATCCCACTATCATACTTATCCTCTACTTCTGGAATAGCACACAAAATGCGGTATCCCATCGGTTCAGGTAGTTGACTAGCTTTTTCTTCGTTAGTTGCTTCAAAATTTACTGCACCTACTATCTGCGGTTTATCGGGGTTTGTGCCGATAAGGATTTCACTCATCTGAGTTCTCCATTCTATCTTTGAGGTCTAATATGTACCCTTTTGCAATGAGCAGACCCCGGATCTCACCACAAATTCTTTGATACTCAATATGATCTAAGCTACCAACTACAACTTTGTCTTTTAGCTGGTTTGCTTTCTCATCTATCTGCTTTACTAGAAGTTCTAGTTCTGTCATTAATCACCTTTTGTCGGTTTATTTGCCTGCTCTTTGGATCTGGCTATCTCAATCCCAAGCTTTGTGCCTTCGAGTTCTTCTGTGAAGTCTTGTGCATCTTTGTCTTTAGCCATCTTTACACCTAACTTAGTACCTTCAATCTCTTCATTAGAGGCAATGCGTAGCTCCTCAATGTCAAGCTGACGGTTCTTCAACTGCGCATCAGTCTGGTCCTTTAGCGTCTTACGTTGTACTTCTTGACCCTTCAATGCAAGCTCTTGTTGCTGCATCTGAATGATCGGATCTTGCGCTTGCTGTGCTGCTTGTGCCTGCGCCATTTGTTGCTGATTCATTGTTAACAACTGAACTCCTGCTTGTGCAACCAAACGAGAGATCTGTACCTCGTACTCTTCAGGAATAACTTCTCTGTCTTTGTCAGGAGTTTCTTCACTGTATGGGAGTGGTGCGCCAAGCTGCTGCTCAATCTGTTGACGATACTTAAATGCAAAGTGCTCTGCCATATGGGCTTGCATCTGGGCAATAATTGCCTGCCCCGCTGGGTTTTGCTCTAGCATCTTCTGTGTCATCGGATCTTGAATAAACGACGAGTGCGAAGTTATATGCGCATCTTGATCTTGATAGATAAACGCCTTTAACGGCTTGCCACGGATCGCATCCATGTTCTCCGTAACTGGATCCGCTGGCTTTTGATCTTCTTGCATCGGAATAAGTTTTGCCGCATTCTTGATCCCCAATACTTCGAGCATTTGTCTATGTAGTAAGGGTAAGTTATAGAGTTGTGGAGCCTGCTGCGCCAATTGTAAGACTGCTTGATACTGCACAATCTTTTGCGCCATCGTTGCCGCATTTGGGTCCGAGACAGGAATAACTTCCACATTGTCGTAGTCAGCCTTCTTCGCTCTTGGCGATCCCTCCACGGGTTCATAGCTATATTCCTCTGGTGTGTAGTCAGCAATAATGCCCTTGAGAAGCTTGAACTCTTGCTTCATCGAATAGTGAATGCGTGCCTGAATAGCAGACATCACCTTCAACGTTCTCTCTAGAATTGCTAGCGTTGTACCGACTGGAGACTGAGCGCTCATGTCGCTTATCTTCATATCGCCAGCCGAAGCAAAGCGACGCCCCTCTTCGATGATGGTACCTAAGAGACCAGCAAGAACTTGACTTGGCTCCTTATAGGGGAGCGTCATGATGTTATCTTTGATAACGCCGGACGGTAAGTCTACATCGCGGAACTCACCGGGGCTTATCGGGGTGTCGTCGCCTTTAACACGCAGTCCACGGGCCTTAAAGCCACCTGGCAAGTTTGCAAGTGAGCCAGCGTCAACGAGCTGGCGGAGGATGGAAGTACCTGACTTAGCAAAAGCCCCGACCAAATGAATAAGACCAAAGCAATAGAACCCAAAACCGGGTACATAACCGTAGTGAACAAAGTGCTGACGTTTTTGATGCGTATCATCATCTGGCTCCCAATTACGACGGATCGAGAGGACGGTGTTGCTGCCCTTCTCAATAGTCACAACATACGGCAGTGCAATACCTGTGACTTTTCCATCTTCATCTTTATGCTCG